TACAACAACTGGTAAAACAGCAGATTTAAACAATATTAGTAATTTAACAGCTCCTGTCGCTTGGTACAGAATGGGGGATTAAAATAATTATATGGCAACAGAGTGGATATCACCAACATGGCGAATGCCAAATGATAAGAACCAAAGTAAGTTTGAGAACTATAGTTTAGATACGTCGGGAACATCAGAAGGAATAAACGTTGGGTCAATGGCTGATTTATTTGGAACTGCTTTAGTAACTTATAACACTAGTTATTCAATTTGGATTAAACCTGAATTTGATTATAACACTGGTACTTATCAAACTTTTTTTGGTAACTTAACTTCAGGAGACGATGCTGTGCTTTTATATTATCAAACAGCGAGCGATAAATGGCGATTTTTAGTAGGAGATGGATCTGGTTTTAACTATATAGAAAGCACAGTAATAACCAGCAATGAAGAGTTAGGTAAAGGAAATTGGCAACATCATTGTGTGGTTTTTGACACTGTAAATAATAATGCTTATTATTATATTAATAATCAACAAGTAAATACTTCTACTTCTTTACCTAAAAAAATATCTACTAATGCTGATTTTTATATAGGTAAAAAATGGGATCTCACAAGCGGAGCTTGGGTAGGTGAGTTAACTCAAGCTTGTATTTTTAATTATGCTTTATCTACCAATCAAAGAAATTATCTATACAACTCAGGTACTCCACAAAATCCTATGGCTATATCTGGACAACCACCTATAGCTTATTATCCTTTAGGTGGGTCAAGTACTGGTAGCTCGTCAACTTTGACGATCCCAAACGAATCAGTGCCAAGTGCAACTGTTTTTGATTTTAACAATAGTGAAACAATAAATTGTGGTTATTTAGATTTTTTAAGTAATGCAACAAAAGCAACTTTTTCTTTTTGGGCAAAAAAAGAATCATCAATAGCTTTAAATCAAATTTTTGGTGTTCAAAGTTCAAGTAGCGATAGAATGGGTTTTGTTATTCCTTCATCAAATCAAGCGGCTTTTTATATTAATAGCGTAGGTTCCACAATTAATAATTTTATTCCCAGCGAGGGATGGTATCATATTGTGATAGTTTGGGATGCAAGTGAATCTACAGCGTTAGATAGGGTGAAAATATATTTAAATAATAGTGCTACATCTTGTGGTGATGCAGGTAATCCAAGTAGTTTTAGTGCTATGAATGCTGACTTCCAACTTGGTCAATTTAGCACGCAGTATTTAACAGGGCAGTTAAGTAATTTTCAAATATGGGATACTAGTTTAAGTTCTACAGAAGTAGCAACACTATACAACAACGGTGTTCCATTATTATCAGGTACACAACCTGAAGAAGCTAATCTCAGAGCTTGGTATAAACTAAATGTTGATACTAGCACTTGGGATGGAGCTGATTGGATTATAGGAGAAGCACAAGCTAATTATTCTAGTGCTTTAAATTTTGTTAATAGTGAAAATGATAGTGTTGATGTAGCAGACAGTTCAAGTTTGAAAATACAAGAACAAATAACTATATGCGCTTGGGTTAATCTTGATAATTATTCAAGTTATACAAATATAATAGACAAGCAGTGGGATGGAGCTGACAGGTCTTATTTGTTTAGAGTGTACAGTAACAAACCTCAATTTTTGCTTGCAAATGCGTCAGGTTCAAGTTGGACTACAGTTAACTCAAGCAGTACTTTAGACTATAATGAGTGGTATTTTTTATCAGCAGTTTATGATGGTTCTGAAATGAAAATTTATATAAATGGTATTGCTGATGGAACACCTGTAAGTAAAACAGATAACATATCTCCAAACAATTCAGCATTATCTATAGGTAACGCATCTTTATATACTCACGGATGGAATGGTATGTTGAGTAATGTAATGCTATTTAACACTGGTCTTTCACAGTCTGATATAACAACTTTATACAATAATGGCAATCCTGTTACTGATTTATCAAGTTTTTCAAGTGCAGTTTCTTGGTGGAAATTAAATAACTTAACTACAGGAATACAAGATAGTGCTGGAAGCAACAATGGAACTAACAACGGAGCTACTGTTACAGATATTCAAGTTTCTACACTAAACGGTACTAGCGATGGTATGACTACAGCAAATTTAGTTAACTCTGATTTAACTCGTAGTATTCCGTATAGTAGTTATAGTATGGAGTTCGATGGGGTAGACGATGAAATTAATTTTAGCTCTACTAACGACTTAGGTTTAAACAACACAGTTAGCATGTGGGTTAATTTAGACAGTGGTTATAGTGGAGCTTTATTAGGAGAATCTTCCTATGGCTCTACTGGATATTTTTTACTTCCTTACGCCACAGGATTTTTTGTTAGAATTGGAGCAACTTCAGCTTCAGCTACAAACGTACATACCTATTTAACTGCTGGTTCTTGGCATAATTTAACTGTTGTTAGAAACGCTGGTAATTTTCTTTTTTATGTAGATGGTGCTTTCATAGAAACAGTTGCATTATCAAGCACTACTACAACTAAGTTTGATATTATAGGTAATAGTCATACAGGAGCTGACCCTATAGAAGGTAACATTTCTAACGTTTGTGGTTTTAATTCTATACTAACAGAAGATCAAATATTAACTATATATAATGGTGGTGTTCCAAATGATATTTCAAGTTTGTCCCCAACGGGATGGTGGAGTTTAGCAGATGATAGTTATTTTAATGGAACAGACTGGATATGTCCAGACTTAGGTAGTGGTGGTAATAATGGAACAAGTAGTGGCATGGGTGGATCAGAACTAGTGGGTGATGCTCCTGGTGGTTCTGCGAACGGAATTGCTACAAACATGGATATCCCAACTAACCTAAAAGGTGATGCACCTAACTCATCTAGCAATGCTTTTTCAGTGAATATGGATTCACAGGATAGAGTTGCGAGTGTTCCTTCGTAAAAAAGAAATTAAACAAGTAAATATATAAATAACAAGTAATTAACAAATAACAATTAAACAATGGCAACAACTTATGCAGTAATTAACTTAGACGATACAAATGCTATTTTGTTCAGTCAAGTAAATCAAAGTTCAGCTCAGACAATGAGAAGGAACTTAGCTAATACGCAAGGTTTACTGTCTTACCAAGTTGAACCTAGTTTTATCACTAATGGTTCATTAACTCCGGTTGAGACATTGAATCATGAAGAAGCGTTAGCGTTGATGGCAACTCCAGCTTGGTCGGATCCAAATCCCCCAACTGAGTAAATAAATAAAACAATCAAATTTAATTAAATGGAAAACAAAATCACAGACGAGCAATTGTCTACAATTCAAGAGCAACAAAATAATTTATCGCAAGTAATAAATGAAATAGGGGTATTAGAGACAAGAAAACACGCTTTGTTACATCAAGTTGCTGAAATTAACACAGATATAGAAGAAGTTAAAACTGAGTTAGAAAAAGAATATGGTGCAGTAAACATTAATTTAGAAGACGGTACCTATACTGAAATAACAAAAGAAGAGGGAGAACCAGCTGTTAGTCATGTCTAGTGTAATAAGAAAAATTAGTATTGGTGCAGATTATAAAAACGAAGCAATGCATTATGCTGTAAGCCAGCAAGTGTATGGTGGTCATACTATATGTAATATATTACACAATGAACAAGATAATTCGTATAATATATACATAAAAAAGAATGATGAAGTTCTTCCTTGGAAAAAGTTCAATTCTAATATGGCAGTTTCAGTTGAATATGATCTTGAATACTAATGAAAACTATATATAGGTTTTTAGTTAAACCTAAAGAAGAGAGATACGATAATAAAATAAAAGTAGGGGATAAAGAATTAATTACTAACACAAGAATAGAAACATTCCAATCTGTTAGTAAAAGAGCAATTGTAGAAGTTGTCCCTGAATATTTTAAAACTGGTATCCGACCTGGTGATGAAATAATTATTCATCACAATGTATTTCGTAGATTCTACGATATGAAAGGTAAAGAAAAGAATAGTGCTTCTTTTTTTAAAGATGATTTATTCTTTTGTGATATGGAACAGATATATTTATATAAGAAAAACAATGAATGGATTTCTAATTTAAACTATTGTTTCGTCCACCCTATATTATCTACTGATGACTTTAGTACGTTTAAAGAACAATCTAATCTTGGAATACTAAAATATGGCAATAGCTCCTTAGAAGCCAAAGGAATAACCCCTGGAGCACTTATAACTTTCACTCCAAATTCTGAATTTGAATTTATAATAGATAGTGATCGTTTGTATTGTATGAAATCTAATGATATAGCCTTGACACATGAATACCAAGAAGACAAAGTTAAATATAATCCAAGCTGGGCAAAGAGCTGTTGAGGAATTAATTAAAGTAGCAAAAGAACCTATTGTAGATTCTGGAGATGATGTTTCAGCAGATAGATTAAAAAATGCAGCTGCAACTAAAAAGTTAGCTATATTTGATGCTTTTGAAATCCTCACAAGAATAGAAACTGAGAAAGAACTATTAGAGGATAAACCTAAAAAAGAAGATAAAAAAGAAGAAAGATCTTTTAGAGGTTTTGCCGAAGGGAGGAGTAAGTGAGTTACGAGCAAACACTTTGGAAAGAAGTAAAAGATGTTGTAAACCCTAAGATACTTAAGAAGCAAAATAGATTTAAGAAATGGGAGTATGGTTATAATCCAGATTATGACTTTATAGTAATTAGTAAAACTGGTAAGATTGGACAAATCATTGAGATTCAAAACCTACGTATTGCATTACCGGCAGAAGACGAATGTTTTAAACGAAGTGAAGTTAAAGAGAAACAATACTGGGAAAAACAAGAATACCCAAAAGAATTAAGTAGAATAAAGAGTAGATTTGATTGGGAGGAATATCCAAATGATTTTAAAGAAAAGTGGTACGACTATATTGACAATGAATTCAAAAAACGAGACGAGGGTTATTGGTTTTTTAATAACGGTAATCCTACTTATATTACTGGTACTCATTACATGTACTTGCAATGGTCAAAGATCGATATCGGATCACCTGAATATAGAGAAGCAAATAGACTCTTCTTTATATTCTGGGAAGCTTGTAAAGCAGATACCAGGTGTTATGGAATGTGCTATCTTAAGAACAGACGGTCTGGTTTCTCCTTTATGTCATCAGCAGAACTTGTTAATCAAGCAACAATCTCAAGTGATGCAAGATATGGTATTCTCTCAAAAAGTGGAGCAGATGCTAAAAAGATGTTCACAGATAAAGTTGTACCAATCTCGATTAACTATCCGTTTTTCTTCAAGCCGATCCAAGATGGTATGGATCGTCCTAAAACCGAACTGGCATACAGAGTTCCGGCATCTAAACTTACACGTAGAAAACTGGAGACGAACGAACAGCTTAAAGAACTTCAAGGATTAGATACTACAATTGATTGGAAAAATACAGGGGATAACTCTTACGATGGTGAGAAATTAAAAATATTAGCCCATGATGAAAGTGGTAAGTGGGAAAGACCTGATAATATATTAAACAACTGGCGAGTTACAAAAACTACATTGCGACTAGGAAGAAGGATCGTAGGTAAGTGTATGATGGGCTCAACTTCAAACGCATTAGATAAAGGTGGAGACAACTTCAAAAAATTATACTACAATTCAGACGTTACTCAAAGAAATAGAAACGGACAAACAAGTTCGGGACTCTATTCTTTATTCATCCCTATGGAATGGAATTACGAAGGATTCATGGATTCTTTTGGATCACCTGTCTTCATTACGCCAAAAGATAGAACGATTGCAGTCGATGGTCTCCCAATTACAATCGGAGTCATCGAACACTGGGAAAACGAAGTCGAAGGATTAAAATCTGATCAAGATAGTTTAAACGAATATTACAGACAATTTCCCCGTACTGAACAACACGCTTTTAGAGATGAAACTAAACAAAGTTTATTTAATTTAGTAAAAATCTACGAACAGATAGATTATAATGAAGAGTTAAATAATAAAGTTAACGTTACAACTGGAACGTTTCAATGGGAAAGAGGAATAAAAGATACTAAAGTTATATTTCATCCTAAAAAAGATGGTAGATTTAGAATTAGTTGGGTTCCTGATAAAAATATCCAAAACAATGTGATTATAAAAAATGGAATTAAACACCCTGGAAACGATCATATCGGAGCATTTGGTTGTGATTCTTATGATATTAGTGGCACTGTCGACGGTAAAGGGTCTAATGGATCACTTCATGGATTAACTAAGTTTTCTATGGAAAATGTTTTACCTTATCACTTTTTCTTAGAATATATTGCACGTCCTCAAACAGCAGAAATATTTTTTGAAGATGTACTTATGGCATTAGTATTTTACGGCATGCCTATACTTTGTGAAAATAATAAACCTAGACTTTTATATTATTTAAAGCGTAGAGGTTATAGAGGATTTTCTATAAGTAGACCTGATAAAACATGGAATAAACTTTCCACTACAGAAAAAGAAATAGGGGGAATACCAAATTCAAGTGAAGATATAAAACAAGCACATGCAGCTGCAATCGAGAGTTATATAGAAGATTATGTTGGTTTTAGAGGAGAAGAGTGTGGAGATATGTACTTTCAAAGAACATTAGAAGATTGGGCAAAATTCAATATAAATAATAGAACTAAGCATGATGCTACAATAAGTTCAGGTTTAGCAATTATGGCTTGTAATAAGAATAAGTATAGACCAACAGCAACTAGAACAAAGAAAAAAATAGATTTAGGAATATCTACATATGATAACACGGGATCGACGTCTAAAATAAATAATATACATGATTTACACTAATGGTAATAGTTCATTTCCAGACCAGGTAGTACCTCAAGCTGAGAAAGAAACTTATGAATATGGACTACAAGTAGGTAGAGCTATTGAGGGAGAATGGTTCTCTGCTGGTCGGACTAATAATAGATTTTCCACTTATTATAATAATTTTCATAATAGAAGATTATATGCGAGAGGGGAACAATCAATTCAAAAATATAAAAATGAATTATCTATCAATGGTGATTTATCTTATTTAAATTTAGATTGGAAACCGGTTCCTATTATACCTAAATTTGTAGATATATTAGTAAATGGTATTTCTTCTAGAGATTATGAAATAAATGCTTATGCTCAAGATCCTGAATCTGTGTTTAAAAGAACTAAATATGCCGAAGGATTATTAAGAGACATAAACGCTGAGCAATATCTTAATAAAGTTCAAGAAACTTTAGGATTAGATTTATTTTCATATAAAGATAGAGAAAAAGCTCCTCAAGATACTAGTGAATTAGAAGTACATATGCAGTTGGATTATAAACAATCCATAGAAGTAGCAGAAGAAGAAGTTATTAACAACATTCTAGCTAAAAATAAATATGATTTAATTAATCGTAGGTTAAATTATGACTTAACTGTATTAGGTATAGCGGCGGTAAAAACCACGTGGAATAGAGCTGAAGGAGTGGTGGTGGATTATGTAGATCCAGCTCGTATGGTATATTCATATACAGAAGATCCTAATTTTGAAGATATATGGTATGTAGGTGAAGTTAAGAATTTAACATTACAAGAAGTTAAAAAACAATTCCCATACTTATCTGATGAAGAATTAGAAAGAATACAAAAATACCCAGGTAATTCTAATTATAGTATAGGATGGAATGGTAGATATGATGAAAATAACATCCAAGTTTTATTTTTTGAATATAAGACATACGTTGATCAAGTTTTTAAAATAAAAGAAACTTCTACAGGGTTAGAGAAAGCGTTAGAAAAACCTGATACCTTTATACCGCCAGAAAATGATAACTTTCAAAGAGTATCTAGAGCAATTGAAGTATTATACACTGGAGCTAAAATAGTTGGCCATGATAATATGTTAGACTGGAAGATGTCTGAAAACATGACTAGACCTACTTCTAATTTAGCTAAAGTAAATATGAATTATGCTATATGTGCTCCTAGAATGTATAAAGGACGTATAGAATCTACAGTAAGCAGGATAACAGGTTTTGCTGATATGATTCAATTGACTCATTTAAAATTACAACAAGTATTATCCAGAATGGTACCAGATGGGGTATATTTAGATGTGGATGGTTTAGCAGAGGTAGATCTAGGGAATGGCACAAATTACAACCCAAAAGAAGCTTTAAACATGTATTTCCAAACTGGTAGTATTGTAGGTAGATCTATGACTCAAGATGGAGATATGAACCCTGGTAAAGTTCCTATTCAAGAATTATCAAGTTCTAATGGTGGAGCTAAAATGCAGAGTCTTATACAAACTTATCAATATTATTTACAAATGATAAGAGATGTAACCGGGTTAAACGAAGCTAGAGATGCAAGTACACCGGATTCAGATTCACTAGTTGGGTTACAAAAAATTGCTGCAGCAAATTCAAACGTTGCAACACGTCATATATTACAATCTAGTTTATATCTTACTTTAAGAGCGTGTGAGAATATAACTCTTCGCGTAGCTGATAGTTTACAATTTCCTTTAACTAGACAAGCTTTAGAATCTAGTATATCTAAATTTAATGTAGGAACTTTAGATGAGTTATCTTCAGTTAATA